CATCTATACCTACAGCTAAAAAATTACCACTTGTTGTAAACTGACTTGGTGCTATAACATTTTGACTTCTTAGTATAGAGTATACGCTTATAGATCCGTCTGCTGAATTTACTACAAATAATCTGTCTGTTTCTTCTGTTGACGTACTTCTACGTATAGCCATATCTACAGGAACGTTTAATAAATGTGAACTAAGTAAAGATATATTAGCAGTAGTATAAGCTAACTCTGTATCTGTAAATGACATTTCATTTAATGATTTACCAGAACGTTGAACATAAATTGTACCACTATCTAATCCAGCTACAGGTACACCTTGTTTAATACCATTTCTAGTACCGACACGAACAGTTAAATTACCTGGTGTAATAGGTTCATTAGTAGTTTGTGGTATATAAAATTCACCACCTGTTGTAAATATTTGTAAATCTCTACCACTAAAAATATCTACAATAGCATTTAAACTTTCTGTAACTATAGTACCTGTAACAGATTGATCATCTAATCCTTCACCAAATTCAAAATTAAAATAATCACCAACATTACTTCCCCAAAATGTAGTTGGCTGTCCTTTACTACCACCAAAGTATAATCTACTTTCGTGAAATGTAACGGATACTGGATAACCTCTAGAACCAGACCAAGCATCTTCATACCCTGTTTCTAATTCCCAATCACCAGATGCTACTGCTGTAGTATCAAATAAATTAATTTCTGCTGTAGTTTTTACTTCTGTAGAACTTACAAATTCTACAATGCGCAACCTTCCGTAATTAGATAAAATATTTATATATTGACCAACATTACTAGATGCAAATATTCCTGAACTTGCTGTTATTTTTATATTACCTGAAGTTTTATCAGGTGTAATATTAGCACTTGGATTTGAAGTTGTTAATGTATACGCATGTTTAGGCGCATTACTAAATGCAATTGTAGAAATAGTCCACAAGTTATGATCTGCTCCACGTATTATTCTTAGTGGAGATAAATCTTCATGTACTAATATTATAGTATCGGCACTCTGAGCGTAACGTATCTTAGTAAGCATAGCTGATGTAATAGAACTAATAGCAAGAAAATCATTACCTGTACCATTTATGTTAGTAACTAATGCCTGATTTCTAAAAATATAAATTCTTTGATTTACTAATGCAAACATATAACTATCATCTGCACTAAACTCAAAAGGTATTAAACGTACACCATTTTGTGGATTACCAGCACTTGGTAATTCTGTAATAAACTTTAATCCATCTCTTCTTTTTACTCCACCTTGTGGCTGTATAAATACATTCGTTGCAGATTGTAAAGCATTATAATATTGTTTTAAATCTACACGACCACGCAATAATGGATCTAATTCACCTATACTGAAGTTTGTTTGTATTTGTATTACTCTACTCAAGCTTTATTCCTTGATGCAAATTTTTTAGCACTTTCTTTACTTCTAAATCCCCATTTACGTAAAGCTAATAACAACCTAGTAGGTCTTCCTTTACTATCACGTTCTGGTCCTTTCATTCCAGCAAACCTAGCTGCAAAAGATATACGTCTACCATCTTTACCTTTACTTTGTGGTTTTTTTAGATTGCTGCCTTCTTTTCTTTTAAAATATGCTCTACCAGCATCATTTAAACCACCAGATGGATTTTGATATTTTTTTGCTACCATTATCCTTTCTTTTTAAATCCTGATTTCATATTAGAATAAGCCTTAGATGTTATTGTGCTTTTCTTTTTTGTTCTAGAGGTGCCAGCTTTTTTTCTTTGATTGATATTATAGTACAATCCTTTTTTTGCTGTACCTCCACTTTTAGTCTTGTGATATCCCTTTTTCATTTATTTCCTTCCTTTTTTTTCCATAAATTTTTTAAACTCTTCAAAACTTTTTAGCTTACCTTGTGATGCCATAATTATTTGCGTATCTCTTTTTTGTCTTTTATTTTGTGCTGAATCTTTATAAAATTTTCTTTTCTTTTTCATTATCTTACAGCCGTTAAATCAAAATCATCAATTGACCAGGAAGGTCTACTTTGTGAGTCAATTTGTGTTGCTTGTCTAAACATTCCACCTCTCATATTTTCAGAAGGTAAACCACACGCTATTTGTTTAAAATAATCTGCTTTTGTTAATTGATCTGTAACAGCCTCAGCAATATGCCATGACATCCAATATTTTAGTAATTGTACAAAATATGTAGGCATAATATCTTCACTAGGACGAAACTGATAATCTGCATAAACTGTTGTTTCGTTAGTAAATACTGCTGTACCAAAAACTTCCCAAGCTATTATAGGTATTGCTCCAACAGCGCTGCTATTATAAATAGCACGTACTCCTGATCCTAAGCGATCAGAAGGTAAAGTATATTCATATTGATATTCGTTTGTAGGTGTATTTGTTGTTCTAGCTAATTGTGATTTTTTATATGTAAACGACCAAGGATACATTTGTAAAACTACGTCCCTGGTATCATCATATAATCTATCACATATTTGTGCTGAGTCGGTTCCTTCGGAAAATGAACTAAGAGGAGATGCACCTAACATAATTAATGAGTCTGAACATATTGAAAGTTTGGTATCACCTGTAGCCATAATAAACCTTTTTTATTGGGGATACAGTTAAACCATATCCCCAGTTATAATATTAGTCAGAGTCAGAAACAGCACCTATTGTTGTGCCATCACTTACATCTACTACTCCAGATGCATTAGATACAACAATATGCATTGTTACTGTTCTAGTGCCTCCAGTTGCTCCATGAACGATAATCATATCGCCTACGGATAGTGTGTCGCTTAAATCGTTAAAGTAACCACTAGCATCTACAGCTGTATGTGCTTCGGTAGTTGTATACACATACAATGCTGGTGTATTGCCAGCTTTACTTTGACCACCTAATGGACTAAAATCTGCTCTTACAAAAGCCATGTTATACTCCTATTCTCTGGTTACAATTTTGCAAAGTCCCTCGCCATCAATCATTACACTTCCAGCGCTGAACATACTTGCTACTAAAAATGAGGTCTTCTCAGGAATGTAATCTACTCTACTTGTTTGATTCATTCCGATCCCCATACCGATTGCATCTCTGTGAAATGCATAAACAGGTCTATCACTAGATCCGTCTATTGCTAAACCACCTTCATCTCTATCACCAATAGTAACGATATTGAAACCAAGAAAAGTAGCTAGACTTCCGTCTACTAAGGCTTTTACAGAGTTAAAATCTGCACTTGTTACAGTAGTTGAACCTAGTAACGCAGATAAACTATTAGCATGTATTAACAATGTTCTTCCTTCTGTTGGAACATTCTTAGCATCTAATGCTTTTTTAGCTTCTCTTAGTTTACCTAAGTTTAATCCACTAGCACTTCCAGAAGTACCATCTTCAGCTACAGTATTAGCTATAGTTGTTCCTGGTGAACCAGCTACTATTGAATCAATTAAAACCTGATCCATTCTTCTACCGATAGAAGTAGAAACTACTTGTACTAATTCACTTCTCTCTTGGAAGTTTACTTTTTGTTGATGAAAAATATCAGTATACTCAGCAGATATAAAATCTGTCATTGTAGCGCTTACATTACTGTAAGTTACATTGAGAGGGGTAACATCTGTCTGAGGTGTTCTTATTTGTGCCTGTCCTTTTCCAATTTTTTGAAAACGAACAGTATTTCCTACTACTCCACTTCTTTCTCTAACAAGACCAGCTAAACTTCTAGCTCCTTGGTAGGCTTGTTTTACTTCAGAATCAAAGAGAGTAATAAAAGCATTACTTACGTTTATTGCCATATTCAAAATCCCTTCATAGTTAATAAAAAAATAAAACGCATCTAGTTATCCTACAGGGCTAGTTACTTGTACTTAGTACCACTTAGCTGGGCTTTCGCTTGTCAGCTAAATATAAATTATAAAAAATAGGTAAACCGTACAACTACGGTACATAGTTAAATGGATAAATAGGTAACGTACAGTTAGTAATTTTCACCATGAATATCATATACGTGCTTTTCAACTTTTTGCGTAAATTCAGGATCTTTGCCATAACGATCATCTTTCATCATTTCTTTAACATCATCCATACTAACTTTATTTCCTTCTAT